GATGATCCCGTTGGCGTTACAAAGCGTGACGAATTCGCGTAGCCTAACGTCCCATTCCGTGTTCGGTTTGCTCAAGTCCCATTTCCCATCCGTGACCTTGAACGGCGTGTACTGCAATTCGTAGTTTTGCGCCGGTGTTCGCTCCCCGTACCAGCAGTCGGCCTCTATCGTGGTGTAGTTCACCCCAATGCTGGCAAGCTGCTGAATGGCGCGTTTCAAAATAGCCGGTGTGCAATCCTTCCAGCACCAGGCATCGAAAAGCAAACTGTCGGATATGTAGTGCTTATCCATTAGAATATAAAGACTCCCCCCTGTCTGTTTTCGTACACGCCAATGTCCGGCGCTTTGCCCGTCCATGCAGGAACGGTATTCCCCAAAATGTCGGCAGTAAGGGATAGGTCGGCACCGGCCCTCAATAAGATAGAATTTGCCCGGATGCGAAAATTGGAATAATCCGTATATACCTTCGTGTACGTCAAATCGTCAGCCGTTGCATGATCGGCGCGAATGGCGGCAATAGCAGAACTGAGCGTAACTATCTGCCCACCCTGTTTATAAATCTCATCAACGAGCCATCCCGCCCCCTCTGCTGTAATGTCAGCCGCAGAGTGAGCCAACATGATATAAATGCACGGATTGTTTTTCGTAAAGAGATATATTCCCCTTGCAGCTAAACGAATCGCCGCCTCTGATGCACCCGGAAAAGTAGTTGATGTCACCGTGCTTATTTTATAAACAGGCAGACTAATTAGATGTATGTTGGGAATGGCAGCGGCGGCGCTTCTGCCGCCAGTAAAACCGGCAACATCTTTTAAGTATGCAATTAAATTGTCAGTATATGCGCCCCCTGGGTATGTTAAATATGTCGGAGCGGAGACCCCCAGGAGCGAAGTAAGATATATCTCGGAGTCCGTGACTTCTTCGCGCCAATAAGCATAGTCAGGAGCGACTACATCAAGTAGCGCCGTATATGGCACGGCTTGCGCTCCAGCGGTATCGGCAAGAGATGCCAATTTTAAACTATCCGTTATCCCCGTACTTGTAGTTATCGTCCATCCTTTACCGGCAACGGCGGCTTTTAATTGAGTGATATTTTTATCTTCGGCGCTCCAGGATAGGGTAATTATATTACCGCCCTCATCGCATGATAAAATTATCTGAGATGTAGCTACATCTACGTCACAGGTTGGATTTGTATTGGTTGAGGTTATTGCAAACGCCTGAGTCTTACTTAAATCGGAGTGACTGTAAGAGTGATTTGCAATTTCGTGACCAGCCGTATGTAGCGATTGAATTCTTGCTTCATATCCTGCCGTATTGATGACGGCTTTCATATCAATGCTAAAAGTTAACTTTGCCCCATAACTGGCAAACGCAGACGCGATGCTTTCCGCAAACGTAACATCGTGATCGTCAATACAAAAAACAATATATGATCCAGATGGGGTTCTGTAACTGGCCGGATATGGAATGGCCTGGGTAATATTGTTTGCTCCATACGTCAACCCCGCTGCCGTATAATTATATTCGGGCCTGTATCCATTACCACCGACATAGCAATAATCGACATCAAATGCTCCTGCTGCCGGATAATTGTACAATCCAGGCAAAGCATTTCCGATAATAATAGAATTTCGAACAGTACAGGTCGCAGCGGCGACTTCATTTTTTATACCGTTCCCGGCATTGCCAATTATCAGACAGTTGTTTATAAGTGTGCCGGGAGACTCGCAGTTCCAAATTCCATGACTGTGGTTGGCGGTAGTATTATTTGCACCTCGTATAATGCAATAATTCATAATTACGGTATCCGATCTGTAAATCGAGACCAACCCGATAAATTCAAGTCCGCTAAACGTGATAAAGTCTTTGGTGCTGGTAGACAGGGCGACATCAATTGGTGACGTTGTTATCTGCGGCGGTGCTCCGGTTCCGTAAGCACCGAATATTATACGGTTCCCCGCTTCACCATTTGTTTTTGGAATCAATGCGGCATCAGTAAAAATACTGCCACGCTTAAAATATATCTGATCTCCGGCAGCGAACGAAATAGCGTTTGTTTTCCCAATGGTCGCCCATGCGTTTGCATCGGATTGCCCGTCAAGGCCATCATTGCCGCCGTTCTTGACATAATAAAGCATTAT